CACCTATACCAGCCTGGCTATATGGAGCAACTGTTCTTGCTGAGCAAATATCAGCACTGTTTACAGTGCCTAAACTTTCTTCTCCAACAAAATAATATGCTGCTGCATCAAAAACAACTTGAATATCTTTTGATGGGTTAAAACCACAAACATAATTCAAGAAAGTAACATTGTTACCAAATGTACTAAGTGTGTCTAAACTTGCAGAATTGAACTTTAAGCTGTCATTTTTTAGATTATGTACAGCTGTTATTTCCTCACATGGTGGAGTATAGTTACAAGGGTAGTCAATTGTGTTTACAGAGAGAGGTAATACATAAAATCCAACGCTCTTTGGGTATGTCTGTAAATCTAAAAACTGAGAAAAATACCCATCAGCGAAATTGGTAGAGAAAATAAACTGGTTTGGTGTGTATACGTTAATTGCGTATGGATTAATTGTTTGATTGTTCTTTAAGAATCTGTAATTAAAGATTGCCAAACCTTCTACACCAGCAGGGAACCTTCCAATGAATGAAAGATCAAAAATATTATTGATTGAATTGTAAGTAAGTACCGGCTGGTCAATACTCTTTATGTTATATTCTGCTCCACTCGGTAAGCTATTAACAGAAAACGGTAATAAGCTAGGAAAAGATTGCTGGTCAACAGTAGTAAATGGAGGAAAAGCAAAAGACTTTTGAAAGGTTTTTAAATTGAAAATCTCTACTTCTGGATAAACAATCTTTAATGGTGTAGCTGACAAATAAGGACACAAAGTCAGCTTGAAATTGTATACAGAGTCCTCTTTCTCTATATACCAAAACACAGAATCTTTATTAAAATCGCTCGCAACTATGTCTTGCGCACAACTTCCAAATAATCCAGATACGTTAGGTACAGAGCAAACCATTGAAATTATTTATCTAATTTTGTTATTTCTACTACTGAAGTTCTGTTCTAAAGGTGTAATATGGAGCAAACGTATCTGTGTCAATATCAAATACGAACCGTTCCATAACCTTGTAGTTTTCAGTCTTAATAATAATAACGTCGTTAATTATGTTAAATGTTTTTACGCTATTCTTAATTTCGTCTTGAATAGCTGTACTGTATTTAGAGAACACTGCGCTAAATGCATCTGAAAGTGTTTTTAATGCAGTGTTGTTAAATGTTCTTACATAAATCTCTCCAAATTTTTCATACTTTTCATAGATAGTATCATAAATTGGAGTAGTAGAAAGAGTTTGAACATCTGTGTTGTATTGACTAGCTCTATATAAATACGCAATTTCATCAGAAGCAGTTACAACATCATAATACTGTTGAAAATTTTCTAGATTTTTAGCGAATGGGTCAGTATATTGTTGATTAAATGGCTCAGGTACATCATAATTGTTGAGTCTCTTGTACAGAGCATAGTTATTTCCGTAAATATCTCCCTGCCATCTATAGATATCATCAATTCTTACGTTGTAACTTTCCTCTCTTGTGGTAAGAGGCAACGGTTGACCAATAATAACATTGTAAACATCAGAGTTAGCCCAAATATTCTTCTCAGAGCCTGTGAAGAAGTCAAAGCTGTCTGTAACTTTGTTAATACCAGACTTGTATTCAAAGTTAGCCTCCTCGTAAGATTGGTAGCCGTTAAACTTCTGATATGGTTTGATATCTTTTATCTTGCCCCAATTGTATTGACCAGCCAAATCATTGATAATCCAACCAGCATTCTCGCTAAAATAAAATACATTTGGGTATTCTATCTTAGAATTGCCTCTTGGATTAATAGCAAACTTAGGATCAACTGTTACATTGAGACCAGATAAAGAAGAGTTATAAAAATAGCTGTAATATTTGCTAATTGCAACACTCAAGCCCTGCTTTTCAGGTAGAAAAAAGCCACCAATCTCGTTAATTCTCTTAATATTAAAGTTAGATTCTAGTGCCTGTAATGTATAATTTCTGTAATTAAGAATGTTAGCGTATCTTTGACCAGCTTCAACCAAAGCACCAGACAATGGAGTTGGTGTATTTGCATCAGCAACATATACTAAATTATTGCCGAGGAACTTGTTAGAACCTAAGGCGCTCTGAGCTCCTGCAACACCATTTTTAATTATGTTGAAAATAAGATTCTCTGGGACCTTTTCACCATACAAAAAGTACTTGGGCTCTAAATCGTTAATGTTAGTAGAAGTATATTTAACCTTTAATTTCTGTTTATTATTGACAACAATGATTTTGTTAGTTGATGTCTTTAAAAACTTTAAATTAAGAGTTGTAAACTGCTTAATAACATTGCTGCTCAATGCAGGAAAATAAAGATCCTTGTTAAAGTACAATAGATCTAGCTTTTCATACTCTCCACCGTTGTATAATTCAGGTGTCTTTATTCCTACAGCATAGTCTTTGTCATACAAGTCAACATTTTGAGCGTAATAATAATTAAGACTTGCATCTAAATAGTTAATTGAAGATAGAGAAGGAAAGTCTAAAAATAGAGATGTAAAGTCAGGATCATTATACAAAGTATAAACATAGTTTTTTACATATGTTATTGTACCGTATTCTGAACCTTTTAGGTTGTACTTGATTGTAGAGAATTTTGATCTTTCTCTTTCTTTGGCGATGTAGATTGCTACCTCTTTAAGCTTTTGCGATACTAAGGGAATTACAGTAGCAAGATTGTTGTTGTCATTCAGATCAAGATCTTTAAAGAAAACACGTTCTTGTGGTGTTGTGAGGTTGAGCAACACATATTGAATCGCAGAAATATACTCTTCTCTTATTACAGCCTTTTCATCAGCATTAAGAGTAGTCTGAGGAATGCTCCTCTCTGAGACGTACTCCTTGTACTGAAGTTCGGAAGCCAAGGAATTTTGGGAAATTCCTTTTCTCGTCTTTGAGAAGTTTATGAATGATGCTATATTTCCGTTCATTAAATTAAACCTACTCCCCTTCTTAAGGCGTTATCAAGATACTGTTCCATCAACCCACCTGACATTGTAAAGTAAGTTGATAAATTACTGTTATACTGAATAGCAGATAATGTCGTCAAATTATTACTCCAGTCAATATAACCACCAATCTTATTTATGCTAGTTACTACAGTTGGCGTCTGAAGATAAAAATTGTATTGTTGAGTAATGCTGTTCCAACCTATGTCAGTAGGCAATCCCCAGTTCCAATTGTTTTGATATGCAGATAATGGGTATGAAGATAATCCGTTAAATGTTATATCAATACAATCTGGATTAGCAGCAGAATATGCATTTAATTCAGTTGTATTACAAGCAACTACTGAAGGAGTTATTGTAGAATAAATGCTCCCGAAATATTGATAAGCAACAATTTTTGTACCAGCATAAATTATACTTGAATTAGATAATTGTGGCCCGAGATTTGTTTGGGAATATTGAGCATCCACAAAAGGATCTTTTTGATAATTACTATTAAAGCCAGTATTAGATCCTAATAATCTAGAATAATTAATACTCAACAAATCCATTATTCTCTGCAAATTAGCAGGGAATTTTATGTTGTAATTTTTGTCTTGATAATTAATCTCACCAAACAACCCATATAGTTGAGTGATATTTGCTGCATCAACATCTGCATTATTGTCAACGAAGTTGGCTATCTTTTCGTAATATCTCTTGCCAATACTGTTTGGGCTGCTTTCTTGAGTACCACCTACATAAGCAAAGAACTCATCAAACAAGGCTGTTTGATCTCTGAGTCTAGGCATCAAGGCATAGCTCTTTAACGTCTCAACATAATCAAAGTTTTCATTGATCTTCATTATGTTGTATTCTACATATTCAGGGTAATAGTTGAATACATACAAACCTTCTATGTATTCATCAAACCCATCTGCATCTATTACATAGCCAAACGCAGATAATACAACTGGGTTGACTGCATAAGGTACTTGTACGTTTGAGTAATTTGTGCTTAAAGAGAAGTTTGTAGTAACACCAATCGTTTCAAAACTACTTGTGTAGTTAGCTGATAAAACACCAGCATAAAAACTACTTAGCAAGCTAGTAGTAATATTATTTCCAGAATATGGGATGTATTTAAATGGTGTTGGAAAAAGATTGTTATTTCCATTACTGTCTTTGGTGCCATCTGCAGAAAGTAGAGCTAACTTAAATGTGTTTAATCCGAATGCTGCGCTATTTGGAATATAATTTAGTTGACCGTAGTACTTTAAAATGTTTCCTTGTTCATCTGCAGGAGCAATAAACAACGGAAACGAAGTTCCGTTGATCATAATATTTGGTAGAACTGGCTGAGTTAAACCGTTGTTAGAGAAGCTCCAAGTTACAGGTACTGTATTATCAACTGTTAAGTCAATAAAAGTACTGGAGTTGTTAATTATCGGTAAGCCTTTATCGAAAATTGAAAACAGTTTGCTGTTTAGAATCTCTTGTGCTAATGGAATATCTTTTAAATTTTGAGTTAGATAAAGCTGCTCAACACCATTTCTTGTTGGTGCCTCATCTTTAAAATAAAATACATTTTGACCGCTAGTGCCAATGAATACACTGTTAATAGAGCTAACTGGGCTAATACTTCCAGTATATCCATCATATGTTAAATACAAATTAGTACTATCTGTGCTAAGAGATCTAATAATAGTTGTTTGGGTAGCGTCTCTAAACTGCCAATAAGGTAGTAAATGATACCAATTAGTTTGATAGTATGTTCTATTTTCGAAATCGTTGGAAAAACTACCATCACAATACAATTCGATTCTGTAATCTATAGAAGACAAGCTGTTACAAAGCTGCCAAGAGTTGTAACGGAAAACGTAAATCGGGTCTGTATATTGAGAGGCATTAACTGTTAAATTGTTTGTATAAGTTCTACCTTGGTTAATTCCTGATGTTGTGGTAGAAGAATTAAAATATACGTCATTAACAGGTACAATTGTTGGATTGATTACGTCTGTAATGTAGTTGAAAGCAGAAAGATATGTTGTGTAATTCTCAACTGGCTCCCCACTCAAGTCAGCTGTAAAAAGCGTTATCTTATAAACACCAGGCAAAGGGAAATTGTATATAGAATTGTTTTCAGTCAAAACAAATTTATCATTGATAGCAAAAACAATAAAATCTTTGTTGGCTGAAAGAGGTAAACTAGACAAAGATACGCTCAATGTAACAGGTACCCCAGTATAAGAAGATACTGGGTATACACTGTTGCTGTTTACAACATACTCTCTTGTTGTACCTTTGCCTGTAATTATTGAATAATTTACACTCATTAGAGAATAGTAATTAGATTAGCCAAAGTATTATAGTCTGGCAAATATGGGAACATGAAGTCTTGTAGCACTACAGATGATACAGAAGACTTAACATCAATATTTGGATACTGGAAGTTGTAGTAAATGAAACTTAAACCATTTCTAGCTCCGTTTAAGTTAACTGTTTGTATTGATTGAACTCCAGTAATATCTAAAAGCTGAGCATTCAAGTCAGTAATGTTAACAGTACCACCCAAAGACTGTAAATCAAAATAGCTTTGAATTTGAGAAACAATTGTGCTCTTGATCTTGTCTTTGTTTACTACAACATTTGGATTAGTTGTAACAATTATTCTGGCTCCAAAGTTTGTATCTTGAATTGCTGAATCATCAATACTAGAACCATACCCGAATTGGAATGCAATATAAACTGGATCCATGATGATTGGTTCAGCAGTAACAGTCTTTACAGAATTAATAGCTGAAATAACGAAGTTCTTCTGTGCTGGAGTAATAAAGTTGTTCTTTGTTATTGTAGTAATCCTTGATGCAGATGTTTTAGGTACACAGTAAATATAAACATTGTTAAAGTTGCACGAAGAGGAAAACAATATTTGATTTGACAATACATTTGTATCTAAATTTGGATCATTTAGCTTCAAATCATTAGTCAAATACTTTAAATGGGTGTTTAAATACTGAGAATTGCTTAGAACTTTTGTTGAAAAAACAAAGCTCGAGAAATTGGTATACACAAAGTTCTCGTAATCAGTAGCATTAACTAATCTGTATTGAGAAGTAAATGTTTGAGGTGCTCTTGTTCTAATTGATTCAACAGTTTCAGCGTCAAAGAATGCAGTAGAATCAACATTGTTGTTAATATTGAGCGCCAAAATTTCTGTAGCATTTAAGTAAGTAAGATTTTGATCTCTTACATCAGCAAAAATTTGGTTGAATCTAGGGGTATTGAAAAGAGAGATTGGAGTGTCATTTAGTTTGTTAGCGTTTATCTGACCATCAACACCATCTGATTGTAGGAAGTACAAAGCAATTAAATCACCAATCTGCAATTGACGGCCGGTAATGTTGTCACCAAATTTTACTTCGTAGTGTTTGTTTTCGTTGAGTCTGATTTCACAAACTCTATCTTGAGGGCCATACAAGAACAAACTATCTACTCTCTTATATTCCACATATGTACCTGTTTGTTTTTCAAATACATAAACGAAAATATTGAAATTATCTACAATAACTGAATCTCCGGGCAATAATGCAACAGTCTCAAACGCTACACCTGCTGCAGTTTGGGTTGGGTATTCGCTAATTTGTCCCTGATAAAGCAAATATGTAGAACTAAACTGCTTTAGAATTTCGTTTGTTCCTGCTTGTGTTGTTTTCTCGAAAGTTATATCTTGAGTGAATGTGTAATTAATTCCATTTACGTTCAAATAAGAATATCTTGGAATAGTATAAACACCAGCACTCAATTGTGAGGAATTAGCAATGAATGGCAAGGCACAGGTTTGAGGTCCAACTGGGTTATAGTTGAGCAGTTTTACAATTCTGTTAATGTTTTCATAAAGCTGGGATTCTGTAAAAACAGATTCGCTTGATGTTTGGTTTAGATAGAATAGTAATGTTTGGTAGGAATATGCTACAATGTCAATTATGGCATTTAAATTGCTACCTTCGAAGTTCTGGTCTGTAAAAACAGCATTAGAAGGAGAGTTAAGACGCTCATTCATTAAGCGCTTAAGACTTGTGGCGTCAAATGCTGTGTAAGCATTTGGAGCTAGTTTAAATTCTGGATAAACACCTGTAGCCATATTATAAAATTGTTACTAAATCACCTTGAATTGCGCCTTGCAATGACAATGATTGTTTTAATGTTGGTACTCTCAATGCTAAATTAATAACATACTGATATTGATCAGGGTATGGTATAACTTGCAATTCTACTACTTGTACTCTTGGTTCAAAAATTGAAATAGCATTAAGAATCTCATTAGCAATCGCAGTAGCAGTTGTTTCTGTAATTGGTTCAAAGAGATAGTCTTCTAATCTAAGACCGTATTCAGGGCTAAGAATCTTCTCACTCTTTTTTGTGGAAAGTAAATTAGCGATACTGTTCTTTACAGCCTGCATATCATATGAAACATTAAGATCAGTCTTGACTTTTTTAGCACCAATATTGTTGGTATAAAGAGTTTCCATGGACATTACGTTAAAGTCCTGGTAAACGTACTTGATAGCACTGTTTGGATTTACTGGCTTCTTGAAAAGACTGTTTAAGTTTACTGTTGCCATCTGTTAATTATTTATAAATTTTTGAACGATTTACATAAATATTTATATATGGCATCTCGATTTGAACAAGTTATAGAAGAACATTATGACAGATTTACACGCAATGGGTTTCTTTGCGGTGATCTAGTTAAAATTAAGCAAGAAGCCTTTACTGGTCCGTGGTCTAAGACACAGTCTGTTGAGAAGATCAACATGCTAAGAGAACTTGCTGCCTCAGGAGATTATTTGCGTGTTAGCC